CCACAAAATTAAATGATAATCATTCTCATGCAGAAAGCTGTTTGCATTTTGCTGGGGGGGGTAGGGCCTTGGGGTGACAGGTCACGGTGACGATGGTGTCAGAAAAATTTTATTTTTTTTTAATGAAAATCACTATTCCGCTACCAGATAAAAGGTGACAGTATTAGTCATACGCAATTTGCGTAATCTAACCAGGAGATACATCATGTGGACAAAACCAGCAGCGACTGAAATGCGTTTCGGCTTCGAAGTAACAATGTACGTAATGAACAAGTAATACCCAGGGGCTTCGGCCCCTTTGCTTTATCCCTTGACAATCCGCAAAATTCAAACTACCATGCGAGCATGACATTCCTCTCGATACCTTTTTCGCCACGCGAGTTGAAGGCAACTGAGTCTCGCTTACAGGCCATCTACGATGCAGCAAAGCTTGGGTTGAAGAACGACTCTCTGGCGTTAGCTGCAGGGATGATGCCGTCCGAGTATCGGCAACTCTGCCAGGTCGACCCTGTTGCAGAGATGGCAGCACAAAAAGGTAAGGCCGACGGTGAGAAAGAAATGGCGCAACATCTAGTGGCGGCAGCCCGTGAAGGCGACGCTAAGTCAGCTCTCGCCGTGCTACAGCATGTACACGGCTGGACAGCCAAGACTGAGATCAGCGTAGATGTGTATCAGAAAATTAGTATTACTCAAGCTTTGCCAGAAGCTCAATCGCGTGTTATTGAAGGCACCGTCGTAGACAACGAATAAGGATCATAAGCATGCCATTAATCAGTTCAGGGTACCCAAAAGGAATTTACGGTATTGGTCTTAGAGATCAACTGTTTCCAGGTGAAGAAGAATACTTTAAAGCTAACCCTCATGTAGCAGGTATGGCGGCAGAAGATAACAAAGTAATTCTTAATCCGTATAGCAAAATATCCGATAAAGAAAAAGAATCGGTATTACGTAATGAAGCGGCTAGAGTTCACATGAGGTCAGGCTTACTGCCTAAACCTAATTATGACTTAACGCCTGATCAAGCCGAAGCATTTAAAACGTATGGCGAAGGTGATATGGATGCAATTCGTCAAACTATTGCCGCGCGTATATTCTCAGGTGACCCTTCAGCAAAAACGCCAACCCCCGCACAAATAGAGTATGTAAACCAACTTAAGCAGTTTATGGGCGCTCAGTAAGTGCAACTACCTATATATAGCTCGGATGAAGAACAGTTATTAATGTCACGTCTGTGGGACCCGCGTGTTGCGGACGATCCTGAAGCGTTCGTGTTGTTCGCGTTCCCGTGGGGTCAAGTCAACACGCCGTTAGCAAAGTTCAGAGGGCCAAGACAATGGCAACGCGACGTGCTAAGAACAATCGCCAAGCACATCAAAGATAATCAAGGTAAAGTCGACATGTCAACGTTACGTGAGGCAGTCAGCTCAGGGCGGGGGATCGGTAAGTCGGCGTTAGTCAGTTGGCTAATACTGTGGATGTTAACAACACGCATCGGGTCTAGTGTAGTGGTGTCAGCTAACAGCGAGTCGCAGCTCAGGTCCGTCACATGGGGCGAGCTGACTAAGTGGCAGGCCATGATCATCAACGCGCATTGGTGGGAGATCAGCGCGACTAAGCTCGTGCCAGCCAAGTGGGTGTGTGAGCTAGTCGAGCGCGACTTGAAAAAGGGGACGCGGTACTGGGCGGCTGAGGGTAAGCTGTGGTCAGAGGAGAACCCAGACAGCTACGCGGGTGTGCATAACCACGACGGCATGATGTTAATATTTGATGAAGCAAGCGGCATACCTGACGCCATCTGGTCCGTAGGGGCTGGCTTCTTCACGGAGAACATATTAGATCGGTATTGGTTCGCGTTCAGCAACCCGCGCCGTAATCAAGGCTACTTCTTTGAGTGCTTCAACTCTAAACGAGACTTTTGGCATGGGAGACAAATAGATGCACGTCAGGTCGAGGATACAGATAAAGCGGTTTATGAACAGATTATTGCAGAGTATGGTGAGGACTCGTCACAGGCGCGGGTCGAGGTTTATGGTGAATTTCCTTCTGCGGGAGAAGATCAGTTTATCAGCCCGACACTCGTCGAGGACGCATTTAAACGTGAGAGATATAAGGATACGTCTGCGCCAATCGTTATCGGAGTGGACCCAGCGCGGGGCGGGGCGGATAGCACAGTCATCTTAGTGCGTCAAGGCCGTGACATTATAAGTATCAAACGCTACCAAGGCGAGGATACGATGTCTATCGTTGGGCGTGTCATCGAGGCGATAGAAGAGTTCAAGCCTGTCATGACAGTCATCGACGAAGGCGGCCTGGGGTATGGCATATTGGACAGGCTAACCGAGCAACGCTACAAGGTTAGAGGTGTGAACTTTGGGTCACGCGCTAAGAACAGCATCATGTGGGGCAACAAGCGGGCAGAGATGTGGGGCGCCATGCGAGAGTGGCTTAAGACTGCGAGCATACCAGAGGATAGAAAACTAAAGTCAGACCTGACAGGTCCAATGAAGAAGCCAAACAGTAGTGGTACAATCTTCTTAGAAGGTAAGAAAGAGATGAAAGCAAGAGGCATGGCAAGTCCTGACGCAGCGGATGCACTATGCGTTACGTTTGCATTTCCAGTAGCGCATCGTGAGTATGTTGACAAAGGCATAAAAAAGTCGTATGCTAACGGTGGCGGTATATCTAGTTCATGGATGGGAAGCTAAAATGGCTACAAAAAAAGCACATGACAAACCTATTGCGCATACCACAAAAGGTAAAGACGCAAACTACAAGCCTACAGATAAAGGCGCTGGCATGACAGCTAAAGGCCGTGCAGAGTATAATGCTAAGAACGGCAGTCATTTAAAGGCACCAGCACCAAGCCCAAAGACAAAAGCAGACGAAGGCCGTAAAGCCTCGTTCTGTGCTAGAATGGGTGGCGTAGTGAAAAATGCTAAAGGTGATGCACCTAGAGCAAAAGCAGCGCTTAAAAAATGGAAGTGTTAAGGACATATTATGGCAGCTAAACCAGGTTTGTACGCAAATATCCACGCAAAACAAGAACGTATTAAAGCAGGCTCAGGTGAAAAAATGAGAAAGCCTGGCGCTAAAGGCGCACCAACAGCTAAAGATTTTAAAGACTCAGCTAAAACTGCTAAAAAAGGAAAATGAAATGAAAGCTAAACCGTTTGAAAAGTCTAAAAAAGACGTAGAGAAAAAAGGCGTTAAAGAAGGTAGCAAAAAAGATATGTACGCGGATAAAAAACAATCTAAACCAATGCCTATGAAGAAGAAATAATCATGCCATTAAAAAAATCTACCTCACCAAAAGCGTTCCGTGAAAATGTTAAAGCTGAAATTAAAGCAGGGAAACCAATCAAACAAGCGGTTGCCATCGCGTATTCCGAAAAGCGTTCAGCGGCCAAAAAAGGTAAAAAATGAGACTTAAGCCATTAAGCGACTGCATTGTTGTAGAGCAAGACGAAGAAAAAGTAAGCAGTATTATTTTTGTACCAGGTGCTAAGAAGTTGTTTAGCGGATACGTACGCGCAATCGGCCCAGGGAAGAAACTAGAGAATGGAAAACTATCAAATATGGATGTTCAAGTTGGGGATCATATTATGTTTGGTGAGTACACAGGTCAAACGACGACTATCGACGGTAAAGATTACCTAATGATGCGTAACACGGAAGTGATTGGACTGATAAATGAATGATGATATGGTAACCGTCGGTGTTGTCGCTAATGGCGGCAACAAGAAAAGCGATCCTAGGGATATGCTGGCTACAATGCGTAGCCGTTTTTCTATGGCGGTTTCTGCTTATTCAGAGTCAAGAGAAGATGAGCTTGACGACTTACGTTTTGAGGCTGGTTCGCCTGACAACCAATGGCAATGGCCTGCGGATGTGTTGGCAACACGCGGTTCAGTACAAGGTCAGACGATTAATGCTAGACCTTGCTTAACAATCAACAAGTTACCGCAACACGTTCATCAAGTTACTAATGAACAACGCCAAAACCGACCTTCGGTGAAGGTAATTCCTGTGGATGATAATGCTGACGTAGAGGTCGCAGTGATATTC